GAACTGTGTGTTGATGCCTAGTCAGCGTCTAATTCGAGTGACACTTCGAAAACAGCACACACGTTCTTGGTTCTTGGGGGGTTTAATGAGAGGCACGAGGTCCTCTCTAAATCGACTTTGTCGAAGTGCTCTTTTTGGCACAGCTCCTCGGTTTTCCGGGGTGCGGGTTACCATGAACCTCTGAGCGAGAAGTTTATGGGCTGGGTTAATAAAAACCAGTGGAACGTCGGTCCTTATGGGCGCCGTGCTGGAAAGATCCAGAACGGTTCCAATGGGGATGGAGTGAATCCGACAAACTATCAGGCGCAGTTCGGCCAAATGCCAACTGCTACTCCTACGCTGCCGAATGGGGCTCACGCCCCTACTCCTGACGTTCCGAACCTTAGTTTTACCTACGACTTCTTCCACACTTCGGTGCCCTTTCCGGGAGCTCGTAATCGAGCTTGGTCGAAACTCGTAGATCATGTGAGGTCTGGTCCTGCGTCTCTTGGCGAGTCAGTTGCTGAGAGTCACAAGGCTTTAAGTATGATTGCTGGACGGGCTACGCAGATGTTTCATGCGTATTCGGCTCTCCGAAAAGGTAATTTCCGCGCTTTTCTGCGAGAGTTATCTATCGGACCCTATCGGAAACATAAGAACTGGATCCGGTCCCCCATCAATCAGGCCTCATCACTGTGGCTTGAGTACTCTTTCGGCTGGAAACCGTGCGTAAAAGATATGTACGACGCGGCTACAACCTTAAGCAAGCCGGTACCCGGGGGCCAATACAGCGGCTCCGGGCGGGAAACATACAGCAGCAAATCCGTCAATGAAGATAACACAAATCGTATGGGGGAGAAATTCTCCTGCGTTGGTGTTTGTCTGATGGGCGCGTTTGTTACTGTTGATAGCCCTAACGCGTACCTGGTGCAGTCCATGGGTCTTGCCAACCCCATTCAGATTGCTTGGAACCTGCTTCCCATGAGTTTCCTTGCAGACTGGGTATTTGATGTGAATACATTCCTCGGGGCGTTAACCGATTTTGTCGGTTGTACAATCCAGAGGCCGTATACTCTCTACTTCGCGCGGGCTAACGTCCAAACGAGTTGGAAGTATAACTTCAACCCTGTGACCACCACCCACGTGGATGGCTATGTCACTGTGTTGCAGAGGAAGACGGGGCTTGACTTTCCCTATCCTAACTTCAGTATCCTCACCAATATTGGCAAATCGCTCACTCGTGCCGCAAACGCGGTTTCTCTCCTCGGTCAGATATTGACTAAGTAACCACAGAGGTTTACCCTTATGGCTTCCATCGCCAACATCACCGTTAAGAAATCGGACGGCACCACTGATGTCATCTACGTCGCAGCAACTCCCTCCGCGGGCGATAAGTCGCCGGCAGTCTGGACCCAGGATGCCTTTAGTGGCATTCAGGGCTTCCGTCCACGTTTCGAACTCCAAACCCAAGATAACGGGTCTGGCACGGTTCGTCAGGTTCGCATTAAGTATGTCTATCCGAGTCTATATACCGACTCGACGACCGGCTTGAGCAAACAGCTCGCGAACGAGCTCTTCGACGGCACTTTCAACATGCCGAAGCAGATGACTACAACCGAGTGGAAGGAAGGATGGGCACAGCTTGGTAACTTGCTGTGCTCTACGCTCATCCGGGGTTCCATTGAAACGGGCTTTGCGCCCACGTAAACGGTCCCCCGGCAACTCCCTCAGCGTTATACTGGAGAGTATAGATGAAACAGTGGCTGTCCGCTAATGCAAACTTATTGTTTGCAGTTCTTGAAGACCTCGACACTCCCGTATCTCTAGCTGTTTGGCTAGAGATAAAGTATCAGGAGTGGGATCACTTAGCTTTGCGCTATGTCGATCCGCGAAACTATCCCGAGGGGGTATTCTCCTCCCTCCGTTATCGAAAGGACGTACAGGCTGTGGACCTTCTCAGGAAGGCCCCCTTACCTACATCGTTCAATCGACGTGACGCAGCTATGGCTGCGTGGGAACAGTCCGAGACCAGGTGCTATATAACGAACGAGTTTATCGAGACTTTGCGAGCTCCAGGGATCCAAAAAGATCCTATTAGAGCGGCATATTCCGAATTCCTCGGAACATGTAAAAAACGTTTGTCTCGATGGCTTGGGCGCATTCCTGATTCATTGGAAGGCGGTTTCGGCCCCGGCACCTGTGTTGAATATGAGTCTTCTGACCCTACGGTAGTGGATAAAATATGGCTCACGCCAACCACCACTCCCAGCGCGTCACTTTTATTTGAGTGGCACTACTCGTCTACCCTTTGGGGTAGAGAGCGCTGGGCAAATCGACTAGGCGCACCAGGAGTCTCCCGTGGGAATCGTCTCACGACGGTCCCGAAGGACGGGAAGACTGATCGTCCTATTTCCATCGAACCACTCGGTAACTTGTGGCTCCAATTGGGAATTGGTCGGTTTCTGAAGCGCAAACTCACCGCTGTTGGTTTTCCGGCCTACCGGCCTGATTCACGGGAATTGTTCCCCGGCTACACGGTGACTAAGCGAGACGCCCAATCAATACATCGAGAGCTTGTCTTTAGATGTGGCGACGAAGCGTTATCAACGATCGATTTGAGTTCCGCTAGTGACACCGTAGCACGAGAATTAGTCAGAGAGCTGTTGCCCGATGACTGGTTTTCGTTGCTCGATGATTGTAGATCAAAGATGACGTTGGTTCCTTCCAACGGCCGGAAAGCTTGGCGCCATATCGAAAAGTTCTCCTCAATGGGGAACGGTTTTACTTTCGAATTGGAGTCTATGATCTTCGGTGTTCTTCTCGCTGTCGCGTTCGGGTTAACTCCTGGTCGTGATTTGTGGGTCTTCGGCGATGATATAATATTGCCGAAGCGATTCTTTGATAGTGCATGCAACCTTCTCGAGATGAGCGGATTCGAACCGAATCGACGTAAGTCGTTCCGTGAGGTTCCGTTCTTCGAGAGCTGTGGAGGAAATGTCCACGGCCGGATCGATGTTACTCCTGTACGCATTAAGGGGCCTTTGGAAGACATCGCGTCGATCTATGCGTTTCACAACGCACTGTATAAACGCGGTTTCTCCCGCCGGACCCTTCGTAAAGTAAGGAATATGATCCCTCGTGCGTTGCAGTTTCCTGGTCCTAATCAGCTAGGAGACATCGTCTTACATGGCTTGCCGTTCGAGATTCGACACCGTCATGGAATATCGACAGTGAAGAGTCTGAGATTGAAGCCCGAGTATGAAATCCCACTCGAGCGTTGGTCTCCAGAACTGGCCATGTCTGCCTTACTTCTTGGCGTTCCCAGCCGAGTTGTTAGGCGTCGAACCGGCACAATCCCTGTGTCGGGGTGGTCTAGCGTTAGCTAGTAATTGGAGTTCTTCCTAACCCCAATCCTTCTTCTGGATGAAGAAGGAGAAAGGGCTCATCTTTTGAAGCGTTCTCCTCTTGAGGAGAATTCGACACGAGAAGAAAGAATCACCTCCTGGTCGGGGA